TGCTCGGAGTCTTGATGTGCATTCCGATCATGGCATTTGGACTCTGTATGTCAATTCCAGCATCATACTTAATCCCTTCAATGGTGACAAACTGCGTGTTTCCCCCGATTCTTACGTTTGCAAATGTCCTTTCGTTATAAAACTCAATTTGTCCGGCAGACAAATTGAAACCGACGTATTTATTTGTTTCATTTTCATAAAGGATCTTTGAGGACAATACCCCCGAAATGATGGAGAACGGGCCAATACGTCCTTTATCCGCCGTGATTGTTCCTGTAATCTCTGCTAATTTGCATTTAAAATACCCGGTTTCACCGTTGATAAGAAGAGTTTCACCTTTGTCATTAAAAGACTTGAGAACCTTGTCTTTGAACATGAAGCCGGCTACATTCGCACCATCGGCAAACAGGGTGTCAGTAGCGATATTCACAAACTTCTGCATGGCTTCCCAATTGGAATCACCGTTGACAGATGTGGGTGCATCGGTAATGGAAGCACCGTAATTCTTTACAAGGAAATTATAATAAACTCCCCCTATCAGATATATGACCTTATCCCGGTAATCCGCATTCCAGACATAAGTCTGTCCTGATGCGAATACACCTCTGTCACGGGGAAACGCCCCTGTTGCTCCGGTTGCTCCTATGGCACCATCATTAGCTACACCCACCCCTTTTTCAGCGACAAAATTATTATTCCATGCGTTCGCGTCCGATGCGGATTGATAAGCCCGGACGGCAAACTGGGTGTATCCGGCTGTCGCAGGTACGGATATCTGGCTGTTCAGTGTCGCACCTACATGAGCCAGCCAGCTTCCGTTGTATTTGCGTGCAGCCAGATAAAGCGTGCTGCACGTGCTTACATTGCCTGCCACATTCTGTTTGCAAGTGACAAGGAATCCAGACGGGGATGGCGTGCCCGTACTGGTGAAGTTGATCACGCTGACAGGACTGTCCAGCCAGTAGGATGCCGACGGTCCGACGGGGGCAACCATCTCCTGCCAGTCTGCATGTACCGTCCGGTTCGCAGATCTGCCGGCGAGGATGTATCCGCCGTTTCTTTTCCTGCGGAGTCTGCCGTTTCTGAACCTTGCAATTTTAATCGGAGGGTTGGAGGTTTCAACCTTGCTTAAGTAAGATCCTCCGGCAAACGATACTGTACTGTTCTTGGCATACGGAGTATTGGCGGATTCCCAATGACCGGCTGCTGTGATGCTCTCACCATCAGCCCCATCCTTACCATCTACAAGCATGGGAACGGTTTCAACATCCACTATCTGGTCATTCACGTAAAAGATAAACTTCAATGTCTTCGTAAAGTTTCCGCTTGATATGGCTGTATTGTTGTTTATGGTAGTTTCTGCTCCACCATCTATGCTGTATTTCAATGTACCGTCCGTTGTGGTGGATATCACGCCCCCCACTGACTTTTGTCTGTAACATGATACGGAAGACACGCTGTAGTTCCCATTCTTGTCCTTGCTTACAGAAGTGGCAGAAACGATTATACTGTATAGCACGGCATCTGAACCGTCCGCACCTCCACGGACCCCGGCTACAGTGAATGACAGATCACGGGAATACTGCTGCCCGTTCTTTGTAGCCCTGATTGTGATCTTCACCGTGTTTGTCGCAGCAAGAGTAGCTCCGGCAGATACCGATATTGTCACCACTCCCGTATTCTTGTCTGTCGCACACAGAAGATTTGTGTCAGGTGTACAGGTGATGCTGTCAAGCGTGAGCTTCTCCGTTCCATACCACATACTGACAGTTGTATTCCAAGTCTGTGAGGATACGACCTTCCTATCTGAAGTAAGGGCTGCATTGACCATCTCGTTATCGAAGTCCGCCATGATGGCATTCTCCCCGTCCTTACTCCAGCGATGCACCACGGCAGGAGTGCTGAACTCTGACCATACACCGTTTTCCTTGAAACGCTTGCAACCCCATTCAACCTGATGATCAGCGTCCACTCCTACAAAATCATCCGTCCAGCCTTCAGGGATATCATCATCCTTCTGCTGGCTGTCCGGTTTTGCCGGAGGATTGTCTATGATATTGCCTCTTGTGTAGATATACTCATAATCCTTACCGTCTTTTCCGTCCGATATCATGAGCTGCCATCTTCCGTCCTGATAGATGTAGGTAGCCCGGTCAGTCGTGTTGCGGTATGAATCACCATTTTTCGGATTGGCAGGAGCCGTGGCAAATTCACCAAGGAAGGTGATACTCTCACCTTTCAGTTCACGCCCGTCAAGCAACATATCCCAATCCTCGTTAACCTCCCAGTCGGCAGGTTTCCCGGCAAGATAGTAACCACCGTCCTTCTTCCTTAAGAAATTGCCACCTTTTACACGCAATATTCTGATGGGAGGATTGGAGGTTTCCACCTTGGATATAAAGACGCAATTGGCAAGAGTGACCATTGTATTGGCTTTGTACGGGGTTTTGGAGGATTCCCAATGACCGCCACCTATTACAGACAGACCCGGTTCACCTTTTTGCCCTTCCGCCACTTGTTTCAACCATGCCGGATTATCATCAGAAGGTTCTGTTGTCGTTCCGTTATCATCAACACACAACCACAAAGCCCCGTTATGTGACACCCGGTCATAGTAGGCGTACTTCCCTGCAACCCATTCACCCTTGTCCAAGGGTACACGAACCTTGTTCCCCGTTATCTCATCTATCTGGAAGATAAGCCCAGTCAATAAGACCTGTTGCAACACGGCTGAATATTTCTCGCAATCAATTCCGTTAACGGTCATGCCCTTTTTTTTGCCGAACCACGCAGGCATCTGCGCCGGCTCCGGGTCCCAAGTGTTGGCATTGTCAAAGAATGTAATACAGTTGTTTCCGTTGACTGAATCAATAAGTATATAAGTCTGACGTTCCGGGTCCGTAAAGTTACCTGTTTGTGCCAATACCATCTGTTCGGCAGGTTTCCAGTCAGAATGCCCCGGACGGGGAATGACAGTAAACTTCTTGGCTGTATAATCTGCGGCAGTCACCCGGAATTTCATTTCTTCAAAGCCGTTCAGCTTGCCTTCGCTATTTTTAGTCACAAAATAGGTGGTAAGGATGTCATCAACAAACTGGCTCAATCCGTCCGCATCTGTCAGATCGGGAGTGATGGTGTAGGTTCCATCGCCGTTATCCACGTATGACAATACGGTACAACCACCACCGGGGGAGTTTACCATACGTCCTTTGAAATAGGTTGTACGGTTATAGGCTATTTCAGGAACAAACAAACGCTTACGAAATACACCGCTTTCCATTTCAAGATTGCCCTTTTCGTCTATGTAACCACCTGATACACCGGTAACGAAATCACCGAACTTGGCATATTTCTTAATGACAGTTCCGCCCAACAGGGATAATAGGAAACCGGTGCGTTCCTCCGTGTCCTTGCGCATGAACATGATCAGCGAGCGCAATGCGGAATACACGTTATGGTCTGTCGCAGGGGTGGAGTCATTCCTTCTTATCACATACACACCGCTGCCACCACCGCCCGTATAGGTCTGTCCCTTCAGGGTAAGGCTCTCAACCTTTTCCTCCAGCTCCCCGATACGGGAATAGGCGGCGGTTTCCCCGACAGTATAAACAGGTGAGTCAAAGGAATAGTCAAGATTGAATTCAAATCCGATAACCCTTGACTGTCTTCCGTTCTCGAAATAAGCCTTGTTGATAAGGTTGACCTTTTGACCGATGCCATAGAAATTATGAACGCCATCCTCACGGTATGCGTCATTTGACATCATCGTGCAGCCATAGGTACTCGGGTCTATCTTGGATTTGGCAGCGTACTTTTCAGTCTTTTCCTTCAACTCCTGCTCGGCGGCACCCACAAGCCCCAGTTCGGTTATTTTCGTACTGTCCCAGCCGGAAAGCACATATTCATCTCCATCCTGGGGAAAGAGCACATCACCGGGAAGCGGTCTGCCATAGTCCTCATTCCTGACTATCTCCCAAAGCTGTGCCTCAGGGTTCCATCCGCCATCCTCCAATTTCTCCGGCTTTCCCTCAGGATTGAACTTCACGGCAAACTCCAAACCGTTGAGAAGTCCGGACGCGAAACGTATCCTCAGCTCCTGACCGGGGAGGATATATTTCTCGGAAAAGTTAACACCCGTGTCCCTAAAGCGGTAGGCATTCCATTTTTCCTCGGTGGTTGTGCCGTCCTCATTCTCCACCTTGTCCGTCACTTCGATAGTGGTGACATCCGACATGATGCCTGTTCTTCGAGGATAGACTTCATCGAAGATAACCACCTGCTCGACGGCTTCCTCGGTAGTCATATCAGGATAAGCGTCAATGTAAGGAGTGCCTTCGGGCAGCATCAGCCTGCGCTGCACCACGCCGTTCACAACCACGGTCTCGTCAATGGGGCGGTAGTCTGCCGGTATGTTACGGGTGGAACCAAAAGCGTAGATACGGGTGGCATAGGTGGACTGGGATTCTGACTGTGACATTTCCTGCACGTTTTTCCCGATCTCGAAATCCACCGCGTCACCGGACTCACAACGCCCGAAATGGATGATGTTTTCAGTCACCCAACATTCGCAATCCCATTTCTTTGCCATCTCAAAACAAGCGTCAAGGATGTTGATGTTATCGTAACTCATCAACTGGGACTTGTTTTCGACTGTGGAATCAATGGAGAAAACAAAATCCTGTCCTTTGTATGTGTAACCAAGAGCTTTCAGATTTCTAAGGACTATACCGGCTTGTACGTCAAGCGGAGCGGTCAGGTTCCAGGACGCTTCCTGTCCGGCCGTCTCCGGGGTATATTTGAAGATTTTGTTTTTCCATTTCCAGTAGTAAGCGTCAAGCTGAAGCTCATAGTCGTATGCCCCGGTTTTCCTGTTGTACTTGGGTTTGTACAGATCGCATAGTTCGAACCGCCCGAAACGTGTGTCCTCTGTCCAGTCGCCCAGCTTGAAAAAGACAGGAGATTTCAGGGAGAACTTCAAAAGTATAAAGTCCTCCTTCATCAGAGTGAACTTACGTTTGCTGCCTTTTCTGACAACATCCTGGTAACATGGTGTACCAGCTGAATTTCTGATCTCAATTTTCATACAATATCTTCCCTGTCGCCCGGATTGGGTTCTTTGAGTTTGACCATAAACTTACCCCGGCATTTTCCGTAACTTCCATACTTGCCGCAAGACAGATAGTACAGATTGTAAATCTTTCCCAGTGCCGGGATTTTCAGTGCAATTTTACCCTTTACCAGTTCGGATACAAAGGACGAATATTTATCCAGATAGTCACTTTGCGAGTTTCCCGTAATAAAAAAAGGCAGGCTGAGCTCCCTAGAATCCATCTTGCAGATCTCAGGCGATGAAGTAATCTGTATGCCATGTTCCAACCTGCTGTCATTTTCGATATAGTCCTTCACAGGAGGGGGTGTCAGTATAGCCTCCAAAGCTCCGTCCATCAATTCCGCACCCCATGTACTCCAGATATTCCTGCCATTAATAAAAGCATTCCTCTCCATAATCACATTCCTTTTGTGTTTTTTTCTATCTCGGCAAGAGTGTCGTCCATGCCGCTCAATATGCCGGTATATTTTTCAATTTTCTCCAAATGATCGTTGCATTCATGCAATACATCGCGCATTTCCGTGACACACACCGAATGAGCAGCAAGTTCCTTTGCCATATTCAATGCTGCCGTGGAAATAATAAGCATATTCGCATTCATTTCCGTTCCTTTGGTTTCCAAACGTACATTAGACTCATACATGGCTGTCAGCCGTCCGCTGATCTCCTCACCTGTTTCCTGGCTCATGGTGGTGGAATATCCTTTGGAAGAGGATTGGGAATAAGAGTTTCCGGATGCGTCCCACCCGAAGATATCCGCCAGACTGTCTCTCTCGGCCAGCACTGCTTCAGACAACTGTTCCTGCATCTCACGCAATGCATCAACCTCATCTTTCGTATAACCATCCTCACCATATTCTGCCCAGGTTTCATATAGTTTTCTGACCTGTTCCTTGTACTTGTCGGCCATCATGGCTCTGATAATGGATTTGCGGAGCTGTTCCTCCAGATTCTCGGCCAGTTCTTCATTTCCGTTCTCCAGATCGGATATCATCTCCCAGTAAGAATCCTCAAAACTGTCAAAGGATATACCGGTAACCTGTTCCTTCACCGCCTCCAGTATTTCCTTTTCCGTTTCGCCATATTTGATGATATTTTCCAGATGGTTCCTGAACTCTCCGTCCATAACAGACCAGAGGCCGGCATAATTCTCCCTGATGGACTGCAAGACTTCCGGGGACATATTGATCATATCCTTCATCTCGTTGAACGTCACACCGTACTCCCTGGATATCTCCCCGGCGACATCACGCCAGTTCTGTCCTTCCCATTTGTAGGAGCCTTTCCACATCCTGTAGCCCTGGCTGTGACTTCCGATACTGCTGCCGGCACTCAGACGTGCCTCGGCAAGTTTCTTTTGTACTTCCAGCTCGTTTTTTGCAATATTCAGAGCTTCCTCTCCGGCTTTGGATGCTTCTGCACCGTAACTTTCATTTATATATGCCTTTTTTTTGTCAAGCAGCTCGTCCCAGATATCCAGTAGATTATCATACTGCGCCACCATCTCATTATAACCGGAATAATCAGCGCCATGGAAAATACCACCGGCCCCCTTGATTCCAAAGATGGAACCCACCGTATCGAAAATTCCTCCTACGGCATCACTCACGCTTCCCAGTATATTCCCCACGAACTTGTCAAGCCCCTGCTTACCGATCTGGTCAAGTATGGCTAGGATGGCGGCAATGATTCCACCTATCTTCGACCCGGATTCCGAGAGCACATCAACCAATGACCCGACACTGTCCCCGAATGAGGAAAGACTTACATCCGCCTCCCCGAGCTGCGCAATGGCATTGGTGACTCCGGTTATATTGTCTATAGCCTTTTTTGATGACTTGTCCACATTCGTTTTCGCATTCGTGACATTCTGGTCAGCGGTATTAAGCTTTTCTTTCGCCGCCTCCTGTTCGGCACGTGTCCCGCTTTCCAAAGACGCATTATATTCATCCTGAGCCTTATCCAGCTCCTCCTGGGCTTTCCTCAGGTTGTCCAACTGGTCAGGAAGATCTCCAAGCAGTCCGCCCTTGTCAATGATCGCGGACTGTATCCCGTCCAAAGCTTCATCAATAACCTTTTTCTGCTCTACAGTCATATTCTTATATTCATCGGATTCACGGAACAGTTTCAACTGAGTCCTGACCTTGTCAAGCTCTTTTTTAGACACCTTGCTTAAATCCCCGAATATCATCTCCCAATTGATCTCCTGCTTCAACTTGTCAACATCCAGGGCCGACAGAGCTTCCTCAAACTCCTTTTGCAGAAATGCGATCCTGCCTGCATCAGACTCACTATCCATCAATGCCCTGTATTTACGTGTCAACGCCTCCTTTTTTCCCTGGAAAGTACCGTATTTGATCAGGTATTCGTCCCATGAACTTTCCTGCTCACGCAACCCCTCTTTCCTCTGACGTCTGGTGGTGTTGCTGATGATTGTGTCAAATGTCGACGTATCCACGGACACCGAGGACGAATCAAAGGATTTTTTCACATAACGCTTGTCCTTCTTCGCTTTCAGCTCCTCCTCGGCCTCGAACTTTTCTTTCTCAAACCGGATTACAGCCTGGATATAGTCCTCTTTCTGCCGCCGCAGAAGCGATATCTCTCTGCGGTTGTCAAGTTCCCGTTGTGCCAGTTCCTTTTCAGCCCCGGCCTCCATAGCATCTATGCGGGTCTGGGCTATCCGGAATTCCAGTTCCTCCTCCTGACGCTGACGCTCCTGCAAATGTTTCTTCTGCAAGTCCTCCAGTTTCACACTCTGCGCATTAACCGCATTGGCTTTCTGAGGATCCACCTGGATATCCGTCTTGCCGGAAAGAATGGTGCGGGCCATGTCCCTGTACTCGCTGCCCGCATTCTTTTCGTCTGCAAGCCATGTTTCCAGCTGTTTCTTGTTCATCTTGATGAACTCATCCCGCATCTTGATCCTCTTCTCGTTGTCCTCCAGGGACTTCTCCAGACTCTCACCCCGCAGTTCCCGGATTCGGAGCTCAGCACCCTTGATCATGTCGCCATACTTCCTGACATCATCATCAATACGTGCCAGTGTGCCCGGAGTATTATCGAACCAGGAGGTGGAATATCCGGTATTGCTCATGGAAGAAGTCACATACACCCCTCCGGCCTGCTGCGCCTTCAGCGCGTTCTGGTATTTCTTCCTGTATTCCTCCAGATTATTCTCCTCTTCCTTGATGGCTTCCCGGTTCATATATCCCAACAGTACCTTCTGTTGCCGCACGAACTCCCTGGCTTTGCCGCTGGAAATATCCAGTGCCTGTCCGTATTCCCCCACTTTGGTTATCACTCCGGGAATATTGTCCGTGATTTTGGTGATGATGGAATTAAGTTCGGCCTGCTCGTCCGAGGATAGTCTGGTCTTGGTCTTCAGCTCATCATACCGGTCCAGCAACGGCATATACTCGGAATAAAGGCTTATAACCCGTTCCTTCTGTTCATAAAACTTTTCATTGGCGGTGGATACTGTTGTATTGACAGTTTCAGCCATTCTGTTTTTCAGGCTGATCCATAAATCTCCAAGCCAGGACAACCGTTTTCCTAGTTTCAATTTGGCATTTTCCAGCCTTGCATCAGCCTGAGCAGCCTTGTCAGATGCGGATACATACAATTCGGATTGTGTTAGCTGGCGGTCTATGATATTGGACACCCCTTTCATGAAATCACCAGTTTTGGCAACCTCCTCATTGATTTCTGCGGCGGAAAGTCCCAGATTGTCCAGTATAAGAAGCGACTTGCGCCCCAGACCGGTCACAATAGAGTCTGTCATATATTCCACACTTTGGCCGGTCTGCTGCGCCTTCAACTGGGCGAATGCCAGATATTTTCCCATATCATCAACCGGGATCCGGAAATCCTTTGCCTTGACCGTTGCTTTCATCAGCTCAAGATCCGACAAGGTTCCCTTAGTGGCAGTACGAAGGTTTGCAAGAAGATCAGGGCGGTCCAACTTCTCAAATGCATGAAGAACTCCGTCAGCCTGAATGGCCACCTCCACACTTTCCCTGACAAATTCCTTTGCCTTGGACATGCCGTCTTTGAAAAAATCAAGGGCAGCCGCTCCGGCGGACGCAAAAAATCCCACCACCATAGCTTTCATATTCCCCAGTTTCAGGAATGACCCGGAAGTTTCATTGGTTCCGCCACGCAGACGGGCCATCGCCTCTCGTGTTTCCTCCAGCTGCTTTTCCAAACGGGCATATTCTTCCGGATGAAGGGACTTGACAGTATTGTCCAGCTGTTTTTGAAGCCCGCGGGCCTCTTTGGCCAGTTCCGCATAAGTTTTCTCGGTGCTCTTCATAGAGGAGCGGAGAATCTTCACTTTCGCATTATTATCGGATATGGCTTTGGAATTGGATTTCAGCTCTGCCTCCAGACGTTTGTACTCATCGCTGCCTTTCTTGCCGGAGGCTACCAGTTCTGTCATCGAATTGCGCAAACCATCATTCGTCCGTTGCAGCTCACGGGAGGACGCGTTTAGACGGTTCAGTTCCTCACGGGCCTCACTGGTATTCAGGGAGAGGGTGAACTTTATATAATCATCTTTCAGTTTCTTGTTCATACGGTTACTTTTCAGCAAAACTAGTAACCGGCAAGGAAGGGGCAAAGGACGGGAGAAACATGAGAAGCCCCGCATATCCATGGACAACGGGGCAAAATATCAATGAGGACGGTATCCGGGACGATGCGCACTGTCATTCCCGTCCGGCCAGGGAAACAACTTCTCCAGCCGGTTGCGGATCTCCTTGCGGAGCGAATCGGACATGCCCGCTCTCAGATCAGGCAATGCGTTGTTGTACACTATCCCCCATATCTGACGGTTATAGATACGGAGATCGCGTTTCTCCCGCATGTCAAGAAAACGTATATAAAGAGGGTAGCCCGTTTCCAGCATTATCGGATCCACCCCCGTTATCTGAAACTCGGATGCCGCAAGACGGTCACGCAGATGCCCTGTACGGCCGGGCACAATTTTATCCGGGCGGAATCTCACCTTAAGCTGTCTTCCTTCCCGGTAAATACCTCTTTCCGCAATATCCAACTGTCGTTGATAAATGGTCTTGAAGTCACGGGACAGGGTTCTTTTGAAGAACTCCTCCCTCACAGGGTTCCATCCGTCACTCATTCCGTACCAAGTTTAAACGACACACTCCAACCGCTGTAATCCGTATAGAATCCTGTTTCCGGGGTAGTGGTCATCCGGTCAAGATTACGCATAAGACAGCACCCCCTGTTCCTGTCACCACGCATCACATTCTTGATGCTCTCGACAAGGGGCTGTGTATCTTCCAGCACCCGAACCGGACCACGGCGCTGCATATCCATACGGTCCATCAGAAATATAAGACACAGGTTATCCTCCTCCACATTGTCCGGATCCGTACCTGTCTCCTGTGCGGACGGTACGACCACGAACAGAACTGGAAGCTCGTCAGAACTGATACTTTTCAGACAGTCGCTCATGTCCTGGTCCACATTCACTACTCTGACGGAATGTATGCCAGGTACACGCCGCATGACATCCTCATAATACTCACGATAGGTTTTCAAACTGATCATAGGCTCTATCTTTTGGAATGTAATTTCTCAAACTTCTTTCTGTAAAGGAAAATAAGGATATCCCAGAACGGTGTCGCCCTCACCTCTGCATAGTTCCCGAATGCCCCGTTCTCAGCGATATCCATCCCAATGCCCGTCCAGCCGGTATGGTCATCTGCTTCCGGCTTCTCATCTTTTTGGAAAAGAATCCGCAAGTCAACCGTTTCACCGTCAATCTCCAAAGGCTCCTCCCGGATGATGGCGAACACATTCATAAAAAACAGATAAGCATGAAGACAGAGCAGAATTGGCGGTTCCGCACCTTCCCTTCCCGTATAAAGAGCTTTTCCGAACTCCCGTAATATCATGTCCCTGTCGCCGCCACCCTCATCACCCATCCGTCTTACCAGTGCCATGCACTTGCAGAAGGTGTCAAACGATACCCCGTTGAGCATGTCTTCCGGTCCGTGAAAGCCGTTCCATTCCGGAAGGAGGTTGATTCCGGTACTCAGGTCCAGCCGGAAAGATTTTCCCTCACGAATAACGAACGGATCCGTCAGGGACAACAGTGCCAGCGTTTCTTTCCATGTGGATGGAGGAAGATGCCCCATATCAACTGGGAGTGCCAGAAAAAGAGACAGAATTTTCAAACGTATCCTGGGTTCCGACAATATATGCTGGTTAGCCATGGTGGCGATCTCCAGATAACGGTAATACTGGGCAGGTGTCAGTTCCTCAAGCGTTTCCGGCACACTCACTTGTCTGTTCTGATAATATATTACACGCATAAAAATCAAAAGGTTATCCCCTTGCTTTGAAGCGTGGGGCCTGAAACATAGAAATCAACCTCCTCAGGCGCGGCGTCCAAAGCCGCCACCGTATCCTGCAATTCCTGAAGATACCGGTCGGCATCGGCCTGAAGACTGTCCGCCACACTTTTCCGCGCCTCTTTCTCTGCCCGTAACTTTTCCTTTATAGTCCCGGTCTGCTGCACCTGTACGATACCTTCCGGAATAACCTCTACGGGTAGGCGTTCAACCGCTTTCTTGACGGCCAACAGCGCCAGGGGTCGCTGGCATTCCTCCAAGAGAGTGTCACATACGTTTGAATCTCTCCTGACGAGCCAGTCATACCGCTCCTTCCCGACAACAGGCAGAATGTCCGTACGCTGTATTTCACGCAGGATGGGAACCAGTATGAGAAACAGACGGTGGCTGCCGATATGATAGAACTCGTCAAACTCATCCTTGGTACGGATGAGCAATCCGTCCATCTGTCTTTTAGCCCGGCTTTTTTCCCAGAAATCAAACTGCTTCTCCTCCAAGAATCCTACCAGAGCATCCACCGATTCATACGCCAGATTAAGGATGTTCATTTCATCCTTGTATTCCTGGAGGGCAGTCAGCCCCTTTTCATTTTCTCCCAGTTTCTTCTGCCTTCCGCTACCGCCATGCTGTGCGTCCAACGTGGGGACAACCTTCACCCATGCGAAATATGCCACGGCACGCTGCGCCATGAATACAAGTTCCTCTTTCTCTGGATCCAGGTCATCAGTCCGATAAAGGTCAACTATCTCCGAAAACACGTCCGCCCCGATAATACAGGTCAGCTGGCGTGCGGCCAAAGGCAGTACCGGCTTCCATTTGGAATAGTCCAGGCTGTCGGAAATCATTCCCAGCGCCGCGACAAGCTCCTGGCGTCCTTCTCCGTTTCTGTCGAATATCATTTTCATAACTTATATATTTTCTTTCATACGGTTTCCCGGCGACACGTTCTCTTCCTGACTCACCACATTCCTGTACAGTCCGATACGTATATCTGTTCCCGGCCAGTTAGCGTTGATATACTCCTGCACCGGCTTGCAGAGTATCATGTCCGGAATAGCCGTTTCAGACGCATTGTAGACCTTGATGGAATACAGTTTCTCGCTTCCACTGCTCAGTTTGTTTTCCAAAATGAGGTTCGCCAGCACCGGATCAATTCCGAATCCGGAGGTGGCAGCAGCGTCAGCCTTGTTGCTGATTCTAATCTGTGCCTCGATGTAATCCTTCACCTTCTTATCAATAGGAGTCACCTTCCATCCCTCAAAATCGTTGGCTTCATCGCTCCAGAACCGGGTGGTGTGCATATATTTCCCCACATTCTTCATCCCGGTAATACCTCCGGCAAATTTCTCCATGCATTCATCCTTGTAATCCTCCAGCATCTTGGCCGTATAGGTTTCCCCACGCTTGCGGCATACGGATTTCAAACGTTCCTCCGCCTTGTCCCAATACCCTTGTGGAGATTCTATATGCAGACTGAGCGCGCTGGAATTCAGATTATAGTTATGCAGTAATGGTGCCAGGGTACCGGCTATCTCCAGCCAGTCAAAGGCTCCCAAAAAACGCGGGGTACTAACAAAATCCTTACAGAAGGAATAGATGTTGTAATATCTGGCCGACACCGGATATCGGAAAGGATCTGCCGGATCAAACATGGGATACCTCTCCATATATTCAGGATCCGGGAAAGGGAAATCTCCCACGACAATGCCTTCCGGATCATTTTTCCCAGGGGGAGGGTACAACAGTCTGGCACGCTGGTAAGGGATATGCTCCAACCTTAGTAGCTTCCCCCGCCCGCCAATACGGGGCGCACGGTTGCGGACAAACTTGATAAAGAAGCCCTGCATGTGGGTGAGATCAACCAAACAACGGTGCATACAAATCCGATAATCCCAGGAAGACATGTCCGACTCAATATCAGGTGCAAGCACCCATTTTTTGTAGAAACGGTTGTCCGTATCATCAATTGCATCCTCATAGAACCGGGGACCGTCCCCCCATTGCAGACCGGCAATCTTGCCAAGAATACCCTCGCCGGCATAGAACCGGTCAAGCAGGCGCATGACCTCTCCGGGCATGTCATTGTTATCCCCCATCGGAACGATATCATATCCGGCCACACTCATCTTCCTCGTGAAACAGGTGTTACGGTTATGGTTCAGCATGATACTGGAAGGTTCCCATCCCTTGCCACGTCCCGATATGTCAAAGGAATAAAGCGATCCATTGCCGGGGTCCACAAAGCCGAAATTTCCGCTACGTCTTACCTCCATATTACAAAGCTGTTTTCTGTCCGTTAAATTCCACTACCAGAATCTGCCAGCAGTTCAATGCGTTGCCTGTTTCCGTATCGACAAGAAACAGTTTATGACTGGCATTCTCTATTTTTTCATCAGAAGCCTTGGAACGAAGCCTGGCCGCTTTCAAAAACACCAGATCACCGCCAGACTGTTTCTGACGGTTGTATTTCCGGAATTTGATACTGAATGTCCCTTCAGCTTTGCTCACCGCTTTCATCTCCTCGACTGCGGTATATAAATTAATTTGTCCCATATTCGCTATTTTTCAAGCAAATATGGGACAAATGCAATATGGGATAAAGGACAGGACTACTTGCTTTGTGGATGCAATTTCTCTATCAGTCCTGCATAGAACCGAAAGAATTGCACCAAATCCAGATTTCTTTTCAAATTGTCCGGTTCCATCAACTCAAAGTCATCCAACAGAATATCCGTCAATTTCTCCGTATGCTCCCGAAAGGAACCGGGCTCATGATCCTGTATATTAGCCAGTGCATCTATCACTTGATCTGTTATGACAGCATTCGGGTTAAATCCTTCTTCTTTCATTTCAGGCCTCCTTCCAATATTTTAGGGTTTGTAGATTCACAGAAACGGAACTCGCCGCGTACTGGATAAATATGAACTATGAAGACAGTATTATACGGATTCTTATCGGGATAGACCTCAATATGTATATCATTGTTTCTGGAAACATCCACACGAAGCGGTTTGGTTCTTGGAAACTCTTCATCCAACATGGACGCTTTGGCACGAACAGCCTCAATAAAGGCATCACGTGACAGTTCATCAGGAATCAATACATGAGTGAAAGTGGAAATCCACTGGTTCATAGCCCTGCCTTTATTGTTGACAGACAGGTAAGTTTTGGGTTCATCAATAAAAAATTTCATCTCAGACCTCCTTTCCAAGCAAGATGTAACGACAGAACAAACCAAGCCAGGCAAAGCAATGCAGGAACAGCCGACACAAAACCGGCACATACCAATGCAGAAAAAGCTAAGGAAGCATGAGCCATAAGGCACACCTGACGGTTGGTAACTACGGATTCAAGAACACACGAGAACAGTTGATTCTCCTTTTCACACCACACACTGAACGTGGATTTTTTTGCCTCTAATACAGGCAAAGTAGCTGTTTGATTTTTCATTTTGGAATGCATTTAAAATGAAACAATATGTTGATTATTACGGGAAGGGAACAAAAAAAGTTCCGCTCCCCGTTGCATTCCACCTTGAACAGGCAGTGGGCGCATTAACGCTCCACACGGGACGGAACTATATGATAAACCATGGGCATAAAAAATGCCAACAGCTATGTTGGCGGTACTGTCCGCCTGTTCAAAATGGAATGCACTGCAAAGATGGGGATTATTTTTTAATCCACAAACTTTTTGGAAAAGTTTCTTGAAAGCAGAACCTGCCAGTGCCATGAAAGCCAAGGAAGCATGAGCCATAAGGCACACCTGACGGTTAGACACTGGTTCTTCAAGTACGGAAGAAAATAATTGATTTTCACGGTTCAGCCACATAGTTAGGACTGATGATTTGCTCACGACATTTATGTCGGTAGCAGGAATTGAAACTGTTTGTTTCATACGATTATGGTTTTGTTTAGCATTTTAGACAGATAAACGGCTGTCCTATCCCGTGTCGCTAAACAAAACCATAATCCACTCCGTAGAGCAAAAATAGTTGGGAAAGACAGCCGTAACTTTATCACAAAAGTTGTGACTTCTACAATATCTTAATCTATTAGGCACAAAAAAAGCCCATTCATCATGAGCATTAACCGTTGCTCTCACGTCATGAACACACATGGTTTTGTTTAGCACTGCAAAGATAGAAATTCTTTTGTGATAGACAAACTGAAAGAAACTATTTTTTCAGCAACAAAGATTACTTATGTCAGAAAAATAAGAGGCTTCCATATCATACGGAAGCCTCTTGTGTGCCGCACAGACTCCATGTTGCGGGCTTTTGTCAATAAGAACCAATCCTAAATGGAAAGAGAGCCAATTTTCTTGCTGATGTCTTGCAGGGCGAATCTCAACGTGCGTAGTTCCTCATCGTTAAACTCGCATTTTTTCCCATGCACCGTATTCCCGTTCAACCGCTGGGAGAACCATGATTTTGACTTGTTGAAATAAGTCTCGGCTATGTACTTGAAGGAAATCATATTGGATATGCTCTTTACAGCCTCCAAGGTATCCAGTTCCTTGTTCACTTCATCCAGTTCCTTGCCGATGCCGTCCATCATCAGAAGCACATACTCTGAAATCAACGCCTTGTCTTCCGCCGAAGTATACACCCCGTCCATCTTCGCCAGATGCTCGTCAAAAGCCGGAGTGCCCAGTTCCGCTTTCAATAACTCAAGTTCTTTTTTCAAATTCTCATTCATAACCAATTCTATTTTTGAAGGGGAGGGATGCTTAATCCGCATCCCCTTGAGTTTGTCCTTTCAATTCCTCGATTCTCTTTCGAGCTTCTAAAATGCCATCCAGATAAGTGTCTATTCTTTCATTCGCCCTGTCATCAGCCAATCCCATCCGCTTCAATCTTTGGACTTGCCTGATACACTGTTCTAACCTGACAATGTGCAATTCCAATTTTTCAATTCTGTCTTCCATCTGTTTTAATCATTAGTTCTTGTTGACACTGCAAAGATAGATAAACTTTTGTTTACCACCAAATAAAAAAACATTTGTTTTGGATGATATCCTAACATTTACTAATGGATTTTTTTACTAGTTTTGTAACAACTTAAAAAGTAACCATCCATGGAACGGTTAAATGACGAACAACTAAATGTACTGGATAAAGAAATTCTGGAGTTCTACTGTCAAGAAGCAGCAAAACGTTTGGAAGACTATATACAGGTGGAATCGGCCATAACAGAGCGCTGTTATATCCTGTTCGGCATCTATTATGCCATTATTGCTGCCTCCATGGGATACGTACTCTCAAACTTAGACAAACAAAATGATCTTCCTGTCACGTATGGATGCCTTGCCTTATTCACATTCTCTTTCATATCCTTGATATATGTCACAAAAGCCATGAAGCCACACGATTTCTATGCTAAAGGAAGAGATCCGGAAGAATTCAGAATACCGGAATATGTAAAATATTTCCAAAAATGTCCGAAAGCGGATAAGAAAAAGAATGTATTGGCAGATGAGCTGGTCATGCTTCAAGAGAGCATCAGCAAACAACGTGCATTAAATGAGAAAAGAGCCGGGCAGATAAGCGCATCACTTTCTTTCCTCGCTACCGGCTCTTGTATAACTGCGATCCTTTTCATTATCACTATATTATAAGTGTGGTAAGAGGAATCTG